TGCGCATCTGTAACCTATGCAATCAGGGCAAGTGATGAACTCTTTTAATCCACAAACTGAATGGAAAGTTGTGCGGCCTGGTGAGATTACACTACCCACCACCGAGCTGACAATTCGTCTCCGGGCTGATTGGGAAGATGGCCATCGTTACCAAATCTTGTGGAAAGGTAAGGAGGTGGGTGAGAGCATGACTCTTAACTTTGCCAAAACTATAGCACATGATTGGGTGCGTGATCTTTTGACAATGGGAATTGAACCGTAAGGGTGACTAAGAATGACTCAAGATGAGTTTGAACAGAAGGAAGCAGAGATCCTTGAGCGCCTTCCGTACCAGCTTAGAAATGCAATCAGCTGGATGGCTTATGATCGAGGGCACAGCTGTGGATATGAAGAGATTCTTATCCATGTACGTGAAATGGTAGATGCTCTAGAGCAACCTATTCTTGATCTCATTGATAGTATGCGTTGACTTTAATTCCAAGTTGGTGTATATATAATCCATAACCTATGGAATAATCTTATGCTAAAAGCTCTATCACTCCTAACCATCTCTGTCACTCTTGCTGGGTGTGTCGCTGTGCCCGTCGATGACGTATATGGTGCACCATATACGTCATCGTCCGTGATTTATGTTCCACGACCTGTTTATATCCCTCAACCTTACTATAACTATAATTCATATAATCCATATTATCGTCCCCGCTATTATAGGCACTATCGTTAAGTCATGAATAATGTGAGGGATGAAGTTAGAGATGATTTGTGGAACTGGGTTTATGATAAAACTAATGAAGTTTGTGAGTATGGATATTCATTAGATGTTCTTGCTGCTACAGACTCTATTCTTTTTGGAATATTATTTCCACATGATGAGTTTGTTAGAATAGGATTATATAATTTAGATGACCATGGGTAATAATATGCAATGTAATTGTGAAAAGCAAAGCATCACTCGTACCACAGCCTATCATAATAAGGGTAAGGGAAAGACTTTTTGTTGCTTTAATTGTGATTCGTGGTTCTTCAGCCACAGACCTACCGCAAGTAAGCACAAGAAGCTTAAGAAGATGCGCCGTGTTAAGCCAGCTCATCGTGATTGGCAAGATTGATGCTGTATACTAATATTGAAGTTAGAGATGATTTGTGGGATTCTGCATATGACATTGTTTATTCTAAAATCAAAACATCATTGACAAGAACAATTGCAGATGATACTTATCATACGATAACCTTCATTAATCATGGGATTAAAACTCCCATTATATGGGAACTAAAAGATGCAGTTGCTTAAACCGCATATCAATAATATCGGTTCAACTAAGTCTAAACCCTCTGCTAAACAACTTCAGGCTAAAGCAGAACATGAGGCTTGGCTTAAGCGTAATGGTGTTCATCCAGAACAACTGAAGCACAAGCCAAAAGCCAAGACTACTTTGCCTTCTTATAAAACAGAAAAAGTTCAACTTTCAAACACAATTGTTGATGGTGGGCGGGATAGGTCCATTATGAGCAATCTCTATAAAGAATCTGTAGCGGTTCAACGTAAGATTCTTGAAAAAGCTAAGCGTACCGAGATTGCTTATAATAAGGGTGGTCTTGTGTATGTGACTGATGGAATGGATATTAAAACTATGGGAAGTAGGAGTCGACGACCGTGAGCACAACTTTTGTTATCAGTGATACCCATTTTGGGCATGCTAACATTCTCAAGTTTCTAAATGAGGATGGTTCACGTGTTCGCCCAAACTGGGAAGATGTTGACGTGATGAATGAAGATATGATCAATCGCTGGAATCATATCGTGGCACCAAATGATAAGGTTTATCATCTTGGTGATGTTGTAATCAATCGACGTTATCTAAATCTAGTTGATCGCTTGAACGGCAAGAAGGAACTGGTCTTAGGCAATCATGATATCTTTGAGACCACTGACTTCTTGAAGCACTTCAAGCGTGTTCATGGATCAGTGAAGTTTGATTCATTGGTGCTAACACATATTCCGGTTCATCCTACAATGCTACCGCGGTGGGCACTTGGGAATGTTCATGGGCATGTGCACTGCAATTCTCTTTCTGATCCACTCTATAAGAATGTATCAGTAGAGGTCATTGATTATGTACCAATGCCTATGGATAATATTTTAGAGGAAATGCGTAAAAATCTCTAAAAAACTCCTAAATAAAATATTGACTTTTTCTTAAAGTCTGGTATAATCTCATTGAGGATAAAAGGATATATCTAATGGCTACCGCTAAAAACAACCAATTTCTAGTGACCTTTACCCAAAAGATCACTGACTCGACATCACCAGACTATGGTTATGTTGTTGAGAACTCAATGAAATTTAAGTCGTTTGATGCGGCCCATACCTTTATCCGTAGTCTGACTCGAGTCAATCTAATTGGTAAGCCCGTAATTGAGGAGATTAATTGATATGTCTAACGTGAAGATGATTACTCGCTATGATATTACAACTCACACTTGGCTTCTAGGTTATTATTCTGGTTGGCGTTGGGTTACTGTGGGTTCCTGGAAGAATGCTGCTTAATCCAACTCTTCATTAGCTTCAGCGGTCGTCTTGGCTTTCTCAAGGAAAGCTTTGACGGCCGTTAAGCTATTTTTACATTCTAAATTATTGGTGTGTAGTTGAATTAAAAGCTTTGCTACTTGAATATCTGTGAGTGTTTGTGAATTTGGAAATAATGCTATTGTTGGGCATCTATACATTTTTTCATCTGGTAATACAACTAGTTGTTTTTGTTTAGTAATGAACTGTTGTGGTTCAGAAGCACAACCAGATAAAAATATAACAATAGCAGCTAATAGGATTCTCATTTATTCTTCTCCAAAGACTTTGCAAGTCCCTCAACTGTATTTTTAAGAATATCAGAAGCAGGTCTATCATTTCTTTTAGCATCAGTTGATCCTAGATAAGTGGACACTGATTCAAGTTTTCTTGATATTTTTTGATTTTCTTCTAAAAGATCCCGTGCTGCTTCTTGTTGTACTTTTGATATTTTTTCTTGTTTTTCCAAGAAGTCTTGTTGATCTTTAAGTGATTGCTCCATTTGTTTTTGATTAAAATCCATTAGTGCTTGGCGCTCTATATCTCTTTTCCAAGCATAATAAATACCACAACCTGATCCAATTAGAGTAATTGCTATAAAAACATATATTACTATTTTGCTTCCGCTGAATATCCCTAGCATATTTTTTTCCTTAGGAACTTAAATGTATATTTTAGAAGAAGATTTTGTAAAGTTAGCATCTGAAGAATTTGAGTATGGAAGCTCATATGCCCATTTGTTGAGCATTGGTGAACTATTCAAAGAAGCTGGATTAACACCGATCTATATTTATGATCCTGAAGAAAATAGTGTTTATATAACAACAAAAGAAAAAAGTGAAAATACTTTTCACTAATTGTTGACAAATGTTGATTGTGGTGTATAAATAATCTTGGATTGCCTTATGGGATCCAAATATCAATAACCTTGCTTTTAGGAGGTATCACATGACCTTATGGAAAACTTATAATTTCGACACATCTAATATTGACCGCTATTTTGTAGGCGTTGATACTATGATGAAAAAAATGGTGGATGGTGCGGCATTTGTCGCCAATACAGCAATGTCTAATTTCCCACCTTACAATATCAAAAAGATTCAAGACAATAAGTATGTCATCGAGATGGCTGTTGCTGGATTTGGCAAACAGGATCTTGAGATTACTTTAGAAGATAATAAACTCTTAATTAAGGGTAACACTTCTTTAAACACAAAAGATAAAGAGGGAACGCAATATCTATACCAAGGCATTGCTGCACGTAATTTTGCTCGTGCATTCACTCTAGCTGATAATGTTGAGATTCAAAATGCTGAACTTATTAATGGCATGCTTCGTGTCTGGCTAGATACCATAACACAAAAACCAAATGTAAAAAATATTGAAGTGGTTGAAAAAACCGAGCAAAAAACAAAAGAATAAGAGAAAAAAATGATTAAAAATATTTGGGGTCGCCTTGTTAGGCGACTCCGTGCTATTAATGCGTATTACAGTGTCCATAATGACCTGGGTCGCTTATCAAACAGAAGTTTAGCAGATATTGGTATATCTAGATGCCAAATTGACTATTTTGCAATTAGGGCATATTACAAAGCTAAGGAAGGTTAACATGATTTATAAACTATTCGAATTATTTACAATTTACACTGAATCTTTAAATGTTAAGCCAACAGTAGATAATAGAGAAGCTAAAGCAATTAGACGTGAACTAGAGTCTAAACAAACACCACATAACATCTAAATACTGGGGCATTTATTGCCCCTTTATTTTTTAGGAGAAAATAATGATTACATTAGAATTGCTACAAGGAATGTTTCCGAGAACCAAGGCATTAGTTCTAGAAACATATGTTGATCCACTGAATGAAGTATGTGGTAAATTTGAAATCAACACAACAGAAAGAATTGCAATGTTTCTTGCTCAAGTTGGGCATGAATCAGGTGGTCTTAGTGTTATTCAAGAGAATTTAAACTATAGGGCTGAAAGATTAGCGGTTGTATTTCCAAAATATTTTAAAGATGTAAATACCTCAACCTATGCTCATAATCCAGAAAAGATTGCTAATAGAGTCTACGCTAGTAGAATGGGCAATGGCAATGAAGCATCTGGTGATGGTTATAAGTATCGTGGGCGTGGTTTGATTCAGCTCACTGGTCGCAATAACTATGCTTCTTTTGCTTCAGATATGGGTATGAGTATTGATGAAGCGGTTGAATATCTTTCCACACCCGAAGGTGCTACCATGTCGGCTGGCTGGTATTGGAATAAAAATAATCTTAACCAATGGGCAGATAATTCAGATGTACTTACCGTCACTAAAAAGATTAATGGTGGTACTATTGGTCTAGCTGAAAGAGAACATCTTTTCCATTATGGTATGACTCTTTTGGGTTGACATTTGGGATAGGGTGTAATAATATTACTCTTGGTATTCCTGGAGAAGCATATGTCGGTTTTTTATACTAATGTCTTTAGCCGTGGTGATCGTGTATTTGTTCGTGGCTATCGTAATGGGCGCCGCTTTGCGGAAATTGTTAATTACAAACCCTATCTCTTTATTCCAGCTAGGAAAGAATCACGCACCGAGTTTCGAACTCTAGATGGTAAACCTGTCGAAAAACTAGAGTTCGACTCTATTTCTGATACCCGTGAATTTCTAAAGCGATACGATGGTGTGGATAATATGGAAATCCATGGGTTATCCAATTTTCCATATCTCTATATCTACGATAATTATCGTGGTGAAATCAACTATGATTCATCCAAAATCAATATCATCTCTCTTGATATTGAAACACGTAGTGATGATGGATTTCCAAATATTGAAACCGCAGATAAAGAAGTAACTGCTATTACAATTTCACGTCGTGGTGAAATGATCGTATTTGGTCTGAAGCCTTATAAGCCAAAATCAGATAAAATTACTTATATTCATTGTAAGGATGAGTGGGAACTATTGGATAAGTTCCTACATGTTTGGCAATCTGGTCGATTCCTCCCTGATGTTCTTACTGGATGGAATATTGAGTTCTTTGATATTCCCTACCTTGTGAATAGGATTACAAATATCCTAGGCAAGGAACAAGCTAAAAAACTATCTCCATGGGGAATCCTTGAGGAACGTAAAATTGTTTCACATGGTAAGGAAAATACTACCTACACTCCTGCCGGCATCAACGTTCTAGACTATCTTCAATTATACAAGAAGTTTTCATTTGGTAATGAGGAAAGCTATAAGCTTGATAACATTGCTGAAGTGGTTCTTGGTGAGCGCAAGGTGGATTATAAGTCCATGGGTTATGAATCACTAGAGGATCTATATCAACGCAATCCGGAACTATTCTTTGATTATAACATTCAGGACACAGCACTGATTGATCGCTTTGAGGAAAAGCTTGGGTTCATTGAATTAGTCATGGCTTTTGCATATGATGCTAAAGTCAACTATGTTGATACCATGACCACAGTGAAGCCATGGGATATTATTGTTCATAATTATCTTATGGATCGGTGTATTGTTGTTCCTCAGTTTAGTAAAAAAACAAATGATGTGCAACTTATGGGTGGTCACGTTAAGGAAATTAAGCCTGGTATGTATCGTTGGGTGGTTTCTTTTGACTTGACTTCACTTTACCCACATCTTATCATGCACTATAATATCTCACCAGAGACTAAGGTTGGGCGTGAACAATATTGGCCTGTTCTTAATTCCTTAATTAGTGGTCATGCAGTTGTAGAAGATCATGGATATTCATATGCGGCAAATGGTGTAAAATTTACCAAGCAAAAGCAGGGCTTTGCACCAGCACTTATGGAAAAGATGTTTAATGATCGTGCCAAGTATAAAGACAAAATGCTTGAAGCCAAAAAGAAACTAGAGACTACTGCTCTAGACTCTCTGGAACGAAAAATGACTACTAATGAAGTTGCTAGATATCATAATCTACAGCTTGCAAAAAAGATCCAATTGAACAGTTTCTATGGTGCTCTATCAAATCAATATTTCCGTTGGTTCGATTTTGATATGGCAGAGGCTATCACTTCCTCTGGTCAGCTTGCTATTCAGTGGGTTGAACGATATATCAATGAATATCTTAACACCGTTCTTAAAACCAAAGCAGTTGATTATGTGATTGCATCCGACACAGACTCACTCTATATTAATATGGAACCACTAGTAAATATTCTAGGGGTCGCCGATCCTCTAAAAATTGTAGAAGTGTTAGATAAGTTTTGCAATACAAAGATTCAAAATGTAATTAAAAAATCTTTTGATGATTTAGCAGATTACATGCATTCCTATGATAAAAAGATGTTTATGAAGCGTGAAACAATTGCTGATAAGGGTATCTGGAAAGCAGCAAAGATGTACATTCTAAATGCCTGGAATATTGAGGGTGTTCAATTTACTGAACCACAACTTAAAATTCAAGGTATTGAAGCCGTTCGATCCTCTACTCCTAAAGTATGCCGAGCACACATTAAAAAGTGTCTCAGTATTATTATGAATAATGATGAGGAAACTCTACATCAATTCATTGATAGGTTTAGGAATGATTTCATGAAACTTCCATTTGAGGATGTTGCATTTCCACGTGGTATGAATGGGATGGAAAAGTATCATGATCGTAATACTATCTATTCTAAAGGCACTCCAATTCATGTAAAGGGTGCTCTACTTTATAATAACTTGATTAAAAAACGTGAGCTTGATAAGAAATATCAACTCATTGGTGATGGTGACAAAATCAAGTTTGCCTATCTGAAATTACCAAATCCACTTATGGAGCACGTTATTTCTGTTCCTGATGAACTACCTGAGGAACTTGATTTCACAAAATATATTGACTATGATTCTCAGTTTAACAAGTCTTTTCTAGAACCAATCAAGGGCATTGTAGAAATTATTGGTTGGGATGTAGAAAAGCGTAGCACATTGGAGTCGTTCTTTGGCTAAGTACGATTATGGCGCTGGATGCCCATGTGGATTATATCGTGAATGTGAACCAAATTGTGAATATAAGGAAATAAAAATGCAAGAGCATGACTTTGGATTCTCATTTGCAGATTCTACTGAACTTACAGCTGAAATTGATACCGCAACCGAAAAGCTCGAAAAGCTTAGGGCTATGATTTTACCATTCTTAAAAAATTTAAAGCAAAATCCTGAAAAGGATATTATTAAATGGAATGGTAAAGATAGAATCAAGAAAATTGATGAGTTTATTGGAAAGATCAATGTTTTGGTTGACAGTTGACATTGACTAATATATAATTCATTATTGCAGATATATTGGAGAAATTATGAACGATTTACGTTCTCGTCTTATTAAAAATAGCACAGTTGATTTTACTTCCACACTTACGGATTCAAAGATCTTTAATAAAAAGGATATGATCCACACACCAGTTCCTGGCATTAATATTGCTCTGAGTGGTAATTTGGATGGTGGACTTACACCAGGCCTATTGGTTCTAGCGGCACCATCAAAACACTTTAAAACCGCTTTCAGTCTTCTTATGGCTTCTTCATTTATTAAGAAATACCCTGACGGTATAATTCTATTTTATGATTCAGAATTTGGCACACCAGAATCTTATTTTACTTCATTTGGTGTTCCACTAGAATCCGTTGTCCACACACCAATTACGGATATTGAACAATTAAAGTTTGATATTATGCAACAATTGAGTGAACTTAAGCGTGAAGATAAAGTTATGATTGTGGTTGACTCCGTGGGCAATCTTGCTTCAAAGAAAGAAGTAGAGGATGCTCTAAAAGGAAGTTCTGCTGCTGATATGACTCGGGCTAAACAACTCAAGTCACTATTCAGAATGGTAACACCTCATCTAACGCTTAAAGACATTCCTATGGTTGTTGTAAATCATATCTATATGACACAGGAACTATATTCTAAGGCAGTTGTCAGTGGTGGCACCGGTGTATATTATTCTGCCGATAACATTTGGATCATCGGTCGTCAACAAGATAAGGATGATAAAGAACTTAAAGGTTATCACTTTATTATCAATGTTGAAAAATCTAGATATGTAAAAGAAAAATCTAAGATTCCCATTACAGTAAATTTTGATTCTGGTATCAATAAGTGGTCGGGATTCCTTGACTTAGCTCTGGAAGCAGGGTATATTACAAAACCAAAGCAAGGTTGGTATGCAACTTTGAATAAAGAAACTGGTGAACTAGGTCCAAATAAGCGTGCAGCAGATATTATTGATAACAATGATTTCTGGAAAACTCTTCTAGAAAACACAGACTTCTCAACTTGGATTAAAAACAAGTATAGTTTATCATCAACTGATATGATTGAAGAAGAAAATGAATGATAAAAATTGGCTGAATACATTCTATAGTACCGATGGTAGAAAATATGCTGTAATTAATTCTATATCAAATTCAATTTATGTAGAATTTTATCAAGATGAAGTGATAGTGGGTGGTGTGGAAATCAAAGAGCATAACACCCACTATGCACAATCTATTGCCGAAAATTTCTGTAATGGTATACTTAAACTAAAGCCATGGAGCTCCAATGAGTCTATCAAATCTGATCTTTGCGAATCTAATAAACAGTGAAGAATATGGTCGCAAAGTTCTTCCTTATATAAAAGAAGAATATTTTGAAACTTACTCAGACAAAGTATTATTCAATGTTATCAATGCATATGTTGAAAAATATAATAAATTTCCAAATGAACAAGCTATTAAATTTGATCTCGATTCAATGCAACTTGATGATCGAATTTTTAAAGAATGCAAGGAAAAACTTGGTGAGCTTGAATATGATGCTACTAAGGATTTAGAGTGGGTAATTGACAAGACAGAAAAATTCTGTCAAGAGAGAGCAGTATATAATGCGATCATGTCTAGTATTCAAATTCTAGACAATAAGGATCCAAAGAATAATCGTGGTTCAATCCCAAAGATCCTACAGGATGCTCTAGGTGTAAGCTTTGATACTCACATTGGACATGATTTCTTTGATGATTCCGATCCTCGCTTTGAATACTATCATAGGACTGAAGATAGAGTCCCATTCCGTATTGATTATCTCAATAAAATTACTAAGGGTGGTCTTCCAAAAAAGACTCTGAATGTAATTCTTGCAGGACCACATGTTGGTAAATCACTATTCATGTGTTCAACTGCTGCTGGTAATCTTCTTGATGGAAAGAATGTTCTCTACATCACAATGGAAATGGCTGAGGAAGAAATTGCTCGGCGTATTGATGCTAATATTCTAGATATTCCCATTGAAGAACTAGATACTATTTCCAAAGAACTCTTTGATAAAAAGATAGCTCGAGTCAAGGGTAAGACTTCAGGTAAACTTATTATCAAAGAATATCCAACTTCTACAGCTGGTTCTGCAAACTTCCGTCATCTTTTGATGGAACTAAAGCTGAAAAAGAACTTCATTCCTGATATCATTTATATTGATTATCTAAACATCTGTGCAAGTTCAAGATTGAAAATGGGTTCCAATGTCAATAGTTATACGTATGTAAAAGCTATTGCTGAAGAATTAAGAGGTCTTGCTGTTGAATTTAATGTTCCAATTGTTTCAGCAACACAAACCACAAGGTCTGGTTTTGGAAATTCAGATGTTGATATCACTGATACATCAGAGTCTTTTGCTCTTCCAGCAACTGTAGACTTCATGCTTGCTCTAGTAAGTTCTGAAGAACTTGAAGCGCTAGAACAAATCATGGCTAAACAGTTGAAAAACCGATATACCAATCTACATAAATGCAAGCGCTTTGTTTTAGGGGTTGACAAAATTAAAATGAAGTTGTATAATGTGGAAGAATCTGCACAAGATCTGGTGGATGATTCACCTGTAATGGACAAAGGAAATTTCGGCGAGAGAGAAAAAGCTACTAACCGAAAAAAATCTAAGTTTGAACTGCAACAATTTGAGGATTTTAAGTGATGAAAATGTATACTGTTAAGCAAGCAAATGATCAGTACTATGTCTTTGAAACAGCTAGTGAAAACTACATTCGACAGTTCAAGGATAAGAATGAAGCATGGAAGTACTGTAAGCTCATGAACCGAGGGCAACAAGGTTTCCAGGGGTGGACGCCAGCTTTTGTTGCTGGAATTAGCGCTCCATAAATACATAAAAAATAAAAGTCTAACTCAAGAGCAGATCGAAAGGTCTGCTCTTTTTTTATTTTATAAATATAGAAAACATTTAATATTTTGGGAACCACATATGGCGGTTGATTCAAATACTTTTAAAAAGATAGGTGAAGTATTAGATTCTATCTCTTTAAAATACAATTTTCAAGTAGCAAGAACAAGTCCTGCAGGAAAGCCAGCATCTGATAAACGTGGTGGCCGTGAATATAGAATGCAACTTATCAATTCTAATAATGATACATCAGAATCATATAAAAAATATTTAATGAATTTAATATCTGTCTCAATAGAAGATGTTAAAAATATAAAATTTAATGAATTATCATCTAATAGTTCTAAGTATTCATCAGTATCTTTTGATTTTGATGGGACTAGTTTTGATGTTATCATTTCAAAAGGTTCAAATAAAGGTGAAAATTTTGAAAAGAAAGTTGTATCAGATCTACAAGGTGTTTTTCAAAATAAAGGTTTGGGTTCTGATTATAAAACTTTGGTAAAACAACTCACAACCGCAAATCCAAAATTTGCTAAAAATGAAATTATTGATGTTAAACAAAGAACAGGATCAACTAAAAAAGAAGGCGTACCAATTGAAAATCTTGGTGAAATAATCGGAGATATTGTTTTGACCGATTCAATTGGTGAAAAATGGTATATTTCACTTAAAGATGTGAACGGTGATACATTCAGTTCATATTCTGGTGCCGCTAGTTTGATGGATAATAATGGTAATTTAGCACCTAAATCTGCTGGTGCTGAGTTTCTTAATGCATTCGGTGCTAATTTAAATTTAATTCAAGAAGGTTATGATCTTAGAGCCAAAAAGAAAATTGTTAGAAAATCAATACCTATAGCTAAAATAAATTCATCAAAGATAAAAGCTATATTTGAACGTGCATGGGGTATGAATTATTTCTATGTAAGAAAAACATCTGGTGGTTGGAAAATATTTTGGTTGGATAGAAAAAAACTAGATAATCTTACTTCCAATATTAAAGTAACGGATATTAAATATCCTACTGCTTCATCCAAACAGATAACTATTATGTGTTCAAATAATTATGCAGAATACTTAATAGAAATAAGAAATAGTAAGGGTGGGGAATATCCAAATGACACTAAATTTAAAATAAAAGCATTAAAATAAGAAAGCATAGCTATGATTCAATTTTCAAACTTTCTAATAGAATCACTAGACGTTGATAAGCTCAAACACTTAGAGCATGCTGAGGATCATATCATTCATGGTGGTGAAGAAGGATTAGTACATGCTGCTGATAATCTTGATGATCTTCATAATTTTCTTACTGGTGGTAAGTCTAAATCAAAAGTAACCACAAAATACGATGGCAGCCCATCCGTAGCATTTGGGATTAATCCAGAGAACGGAAAGTTTTTTGTTGGTTCAAAATCTGTATTCAATGTGAATCCAAAGATTAACTATACAGAAGCAGATATTGACAAGAATCATGGGCATGCGCCAGGGCTTGCCCAGAAACTTAAAATAGCACTAAAACACTTACCTAAGATTATGCCTACTGATACTAAAGGGAATCCTACTGGTGTATATCAGGGTGATTTCCTTTATGATAAAAATGATCTTGAAGATGAGGATGGTAAGTATAAGTTTGCACCAAATACAATTACGTATTCTGCGCCAAAAGATTCAGGTATGGGCAGAAAAATGAATGCATCAGAAATGGGCTTTGTTGTTCATACCAAATACAATGGTAAAAATCTGACTGATATGAAAGCTGGATTTGATGTGGATCATTCTAAATTTAAACAAGATCCAGATGTAAATTTAGTCAATCCAGAAATTAATGATACTTCTAAATCGGTCTATTCACCTATTCAGCAAAGTATATACAAAAAACATATTGAAGCCGCCACTGAAAATTTTAGAAATACATCTTCCGATACTTTAAAGAACTTAGGTAAGCATGATGCTTATATTAAACCTTATATAAATCAAACTGTTCGAGATGGAACCACTCCATCAGTAGATGATTATAAGTCATCACTTGAAAGTAAAAGGGATAAAGAAGTTGCAAAAGTCAAAACCGAAGCTGCAAAGCAAAAGAAGGCTTCTGTTTATGATGAGCTTATTAATGACCTTAATAGCAACAAGCAAGACTACTCCCGAGCGTTTGCGATACATCATCATTTACAGAAAGCTAAGGATACTTTGGTTTCAGCTTTAGGTAATCCTACGGAATTTGAGCACACAGTTGGTGGTAAAAAAGTAAAACCAGAAGGGTTTGTTTCAATCCGTAATGGTAGACCTACAAAACTAGTTGATAGAGCAGAATTTAGTCGCTTGAATTTTGCTAATAATAGAGGTCGTGGTGAAGATACACCAGCAGAACCGGATGCTGTAAAGCCAAACGAAAGGGATACTAAGAACCCACATGTATTGGCATTTGGTAGAATGAATCCACCAACAATAGGTCACGGTGCTTTAGTTGATAAGGTGAAAGAATTGGCTTCTGCTAATAAAGCAAAGCACACTGTAGTATTATCGCACTCACAAGATCCGGAAAAGAATCCACTATCAGCTGAACAAAAGATAAAGCACGCCAAAAGATTCTTTCCAAATACCAATATTGAAGCAGCATCTGATGAAGCACCAACATTTATCCATCATGCAAAAAAGCTTCATAAGCAAGGTGTAGACCATCTCATTATGGTGGGTGGATCTGATAGAGTTGATGAATATAAAAAGATTCTGGATAAGTATAATGGACCAGGCAAAGACTTCAACTTCAAAAGAATAGACGTGGTTTCCGCTGGTGAAAGAGATCCTGATGCCGAAGGTGTATCTGGTATGTCGGCATCAAAAATGCGTGGTCATGCTATGGGTAGAAATTTCTCTGAGTTCAAAAAGGGAATACCTAGTCATGTGCACCCAGAACATGCTAAGGAACTTTATGATGAAGTTCGTAAAGCAATGCATATTGAAATTGGACCTCAAACTTCTGGTATTTCTCTTGCTAGATATGCCAAGAGAAATGATGAAATTGGACACAGAGCTAAGGTGGAACAGAAGCGAAGAGAAGAAACCAAGACTGCTACAAAAGTAAAAAATATCAATAAAGCTCCAAAAATTATAAAAGCAAAAGATATTAAAGAAGAAGTTACTGCTGATTCATCCAATGACAATTTAAAAAAGTTTGTTAAGCTTTGGCACGGAAGCTTGCATAGAAAATAAAGTAAGGAATTAAATTAAATGGCACAGTTTCGTAAAGATAGACACGAATATCTTGCTGATGGTAAAACTATCTTTGAAGTAGTAATGCTTGCCGATCAGTACGGTAGTCTAGTCGGTCCCGCAAATCCTTCTGGTACTGCGGTTGATGCTTTTGGTAGAGCAAGAATGTCGCTACCCTTGACATTGTTTGATTCCTCCCATCGTTATAAAGATAATGGTCTTTGGTCCACTTCTAATACAGCAGGTTCAACATATGCACATAATGCAAATGCCGGTTTAATTGAACTAAATTTACCCACTACAACAAATGCCGAGATTGTGCGTGAAACAACAAAGGTGTTTTCTTATCAACCTGGTAAGTCTTTGCAGATAATGAGTACATTTGTATTCAATGCAGCTAAAGCAAATCTCCGCCAGCGTGTTGGTTATTTTGGCGCACAAAATGGCATTTACGTTGAACTTGATGGAACAACTCTTAATTTTGTTGAAAGATCATATATTAGTGGTGCAGTAAATGAAACACGTGTTGCTCAAGCTGATTGGAATATAGATACTCTTCTAGGTTCCGTTGACTCAAGCCCTTCTCAGATTACTCTTGACATTTCAAAAGCACAAATTCTATTCATTGATATTGAATGGTTAGGTTTAGGGACCGTTAGATGTGGATTTGTAATTGATGGTAAAATGGTTCACTGTCATTCATTTCATCACGCAAATAAAGTTACGTCAACATATATGACAACAGCATCACTTCCGTTGCGTTATGAGATTAAAAATACCGGAACAACAGCATCTTCAAGCACTATGAAGCAAGTGTGTTCAACCGTTATTAGTGAAGGTGGTTATGAACTCCGTGGTGAACAGTGGGCGGTTGGGACTCCAGTTCAAACACCTAAAGCATTAACAACAGCTGGTACTTATTATCCTGTTGTTTCTATTCGGTTGAAATCTGATCGTCTTGAAGCAATTGCTATTTTGACGGCACTTTCTATTCTGGGTATCAATTCCAATCCATGTTCCGTTGCTTGGAGAGTTTATAGAGGAGCAACATTAACTTCACCATCTTGGAGCCCAGGTAGTTCTGATAGTTCCGTTGAATATGATATGACAGCAACAGGTTTAAGTGGTGGGACTGTATTAGCACAAGGATATATTGGCATCACAAACCAAGCATCGCAGACAATTGACGTTCTAAAAGAAGCATTATTTAAGTTTCAATTGCAACGAAATGGTTTAACAGGTGTTCCAGAACCAATTACAATTGCTATGGCAGCATCAGTTAATAATGTCAATGCACTTGCTTCTATGGACTGGGAAGAAATTACGAGATAACTTTTTTTATAAATATAAAAAAATTGGAGATTTCTATGTTAGACGAAAAAAGAGGACTCTGGGATAATATCCATGCCAAGAGAAAAAGAATAGCGTCTGGTTCTGGTGAACGCATGCGTAAGCCAGGTGAAAAGGGTGCACCTACTGCTGCTGATCTTAAAGCTTCACAAGTGAAAGAAGATGCAGAAAAGCATTCTAATGACCCAAGAAAACCAGCATCTAGATTTGATGCTTCTAATGAATTGGTAAAGACCTATAAAGACGAAACACCAGGTCAATCTAAGAATCCTTCCAAGACTCTTCGTATTCTCAAAAAGGTTGTTGAAGAAGCTCTTTATGAATGCAATGGAAATTGCACATGTGGTAAACATCAACCACCTGTTACTGAAGCTGAATATCAAGGTCGCTCGGTTCCTATTGGTAAGCCTATGAAGGGTGACGTCAAGAAATCCAAAGTTTATGTGAAGAATGAAAAGGGAAATACCATTAAGGTCAATTTTGGTGATCCTAATATGACAATTAAAAAGAATATTCCAGCTCGTAGAAAAAGTTTTAGAGCACGTCACAACTGTGATAATCCAGGACCTCGCACAAAAGCAAGATATTGGAGCTGCAGAGCATGGTAAAGTTTAAAGTGGTAGATCCGGTGAAAAAAATGGTTCGTAAAATATTAAATTATCTCAAGTGCACATTTATATGCCGCCAGAGATGCTTAAAAGGTAAATAATATGACGGAATTAGTTGATCAGATGAAAGTTGTGCTAGCTAGCACATTTGCTTTATATCTAAAGACTCATAACTTTCATTGGAATGTAGAAGGATCTAACTTTGTTCAGTATCACACATATTTTGGCGACTTGTATGGTGAACTCTGGGGTGCAGTTGATACTATAGCTGAACATATCAGAATACTTGGTGTTTATGCACCAGGAAGTTTATTAAGATTCTCACAATTATCAGTTATTGATGATCAAATTAATATTCCAACATCATTAAATATGATTAAAGAACTTGAAGCTGATAACAGTAAGCTTAAAAATGAAATAGTAAAAGCTTATTTACTAGCAGAAAAAGCTAATGAAGCCGGTCTTTCCAATTTTCTACAGGATAGAATAGACATTCATGCTAAGCACGGATGGTTCCTAAAGTCAATGGGTAAGTCATGAAAGAAGCAGCCATAATTTCTCAGGGTAGAATTATAGGTGCTAGAGATGGCGCTTTTCGTCAATCCTCAAAATCTTCTGGTAGAGGAAGACATGATCATGGACTAGATGTTGGAGCAAGACGTAATACTGCTCATGAAAAAGCATCAAAGGAACAAGATGCGGAACGTAAAGCAGAAAAAGAAAAAGAAATAGCTAAACGTAAAAAAGAATCTGAAAAGAGAATCAATCAAATGGAAGAAACTGAATCATCTGGTACCAAAATAAGAACCAAGATCAAAAATGTTAGTCGCCCAGATGATGTAGTTCCAACTTCAGGTAAGTCAAAGCTATCAAAGACCGCTGAAATTATCAGAAAAATAGTTGAGGAACGTATACTATTTGAGTCTGAGCATTTAAAGTCTTATAAAAAAGTATCATCATCTGAAAATTATACTACATTTAAACACCCCGATGGTGATACTTTAAGTATTAAGAACAGTGGTTTTTTTCATGCCATTCATAAGGATTCAAATGGCAAAACCCACGCTTTTCATGATCAAATGAGTTTATCATCTCATTTAAATAAATCTCATGGTGATAAACCAGTAGTTAAAGCTAAAGGTAAGTTATTGGATAAGCCAAAACTTAGAAGAATATCGGATTATAAACCAGTAGAAAAACCACCCATCAAACATGGTTGGGTATCAACATTTCAGAAACAGGAGAAAACTTAATGTTCAGCGATAAGCGATTTGGACTTTCAAGCAGCTTAATTGCTGCATCACGTGGTATCTTAGGTGAAGAAAAAGAAGATAAAGATAAAATCGACCCTAAAATGATGAAGGGTGGAAAAACTAAAGTAGAACTAGAACCAAAAACTGATGATGATACTAGAGACTATGATGACAAAAAGAAGTCTATGAAAGAAGGTAAAGAGCATACCGTTCCAAAGACTGATAAAGAAAAGAAGCTTGCCGCTCTTGCTTCACCAAAGGATAAGATCACTCATAAAGATGTGATGGTTGGTCGTGGTGTTATTGCTAAGGAAGAAGTTGATCTAGAGTCTCTGACTGAAGAAGATCTTGAAGAAGCATTAAAGAAGTCACAACCTGCAGGTGAATGGATTAAAGACTTTGTTAAGTCTGATAATCCAAAGTTTGCTGGCAAGTCAAAGAAGAAGCGTATGCAAATGGCTCTCGGTGCATACTATGCTAAGCAACGCAATGAAGAAGTTGAACTATCTGATGAAGAACTTGCACGTCTAGATGCTATTGCTCAATCTCTAGATGAAGCAAAGCCAACTATTGTTTCAGCTCCTATCCGTGGTGCTAATCAAGATCAGTCTGGTGAAAACACCAAGAGCACATCTACTGATTATACCATTTCCGATTCAAAGAAGATGAAGAAAGAAGAACTTGAACTAGATGAAGATAAAATATATTTTAAACACACATCTGGCGTAAAAGGTGAAATTGAAAAATTAGGTAGAAATTATGTTACCAAAATAAAAGGCGCTATTCCTGGATATGGTCATATTTCACAAAAACATCATAATACTAGAATTGATGCTGAAAACCATATGAAAAAAATTGGTTTTCATAAAGAAGAACTTGAACTAGATGAAGCAAAGCGTGGGCGCCCAAAGAAGAACCCAACACCAGATGATGAACAAGAAGAACATGAACATGTTATTATGCAGCTTCGTAAAGTTGTCTCAACTCATGGTGCTTTATCAGTCAAGCATCTTGATGGTAAATCCACAAAGATTACACCACAACTTGCTCAGCATGCTTTGAATAAACACTCCGCCATGAAGACTGCCGCTGAAAAACAAGACTTCGAATCCAAGATGCACAAGAGTCATGATTCTATGAAAAGTGCTCTTGGTCAATAATAAATAAAAGAAACTTTTCAAAGGATATTAAAATGTCAGTGGCATATACATATAGGGTAAAATGGAGTGCTACTGATATGTCTTATTATGGTATAAGATATGCTAAAGGTTGCAGTCCCAGTGAATTATGGAAAACATATTTTACGTCATCAAAATATGTTAATGCATATAGAAAAGAATATGGTGAACCAGATATAATACAAATTAGAAAACAATTTAATTGTATTAAAGAAGCTAGATCCTGGGAGCAAAAGGTGATAACAAAACTAAATGCCCATAAAAGAAAAGATTATCTTAATAAAACAAATAATATAGCAATTATTAATACAGATGAAACAAATAAAAAAACATCTGAGAGAATGAAAATAATCCGAAAAGGTGTTAAAAATATAAAATTATCTGAATTGAATAAATTAAAGGTTGGTGATTTAAATCCCTCAAGAAAATCTGAAGTAAGAATTAAATTATCAATTGTTAATTCGGGTGCAAATAATGCTATGTATGGTGTTAAGGGTAGTCTTCATCCAAGATATGGTAAAATAGGGGCTTCAATAGGTAAAAAATGGTACCATGACCCTATAAATAATAAAGAATTTTATTTTTTTGAAAATGAAAAACCAAATAATTATCTCCCAGGAAGATTAAAAAAGAGAAAAGGATAAATCATATGCTTTGGGGAAGAAACGATCAATCCGTAACAGCTAATTCCACAACAACAAGGGAGTCCTCAAACGGGGCTCCAATTGGAACTTATGTACTAGTAAAAGGCGACCAAGTTGGGCGTACTTCTGGTGCCAATGCTCACTTTGGTAATACCTCAGCACAATCACGTGCAAACGTTGATGTAAGAATGTTCAATAATACCACACCTGGCGCATTTATAACAGGTCAGGCAGTAGGTATTTTTGGTGCTGATGCTGCCGAAGCCGCTTTTACTAAATTAACCCATGCCGGTTGGCTTGTCCGTAGAGCCGGAACAGGTTCACTTGCTTCATTCACAATTAATACTTCAGTAACAGCTACTGCATATAATAATGCTGACATTATTACCGTTAGATCTCTACAAGCTGGTGGTAATGCTACCGTAACCTTTACAACAAATTCAACCGGTGGTAATCTTGTATTTACCGTGTCAAATGTTGGTGCAGGTTTCACTTCGGCTACTATTCCAACTTCAAATATTTCTGTGACAAATTCAACTGGTGGTACTGCTGCTGGTAATACAACCGTCACAAACTTTATTGCAAGAGCTGGTGGTAGAGCAGGAAGAGTTCACTTTGAAACTCTTGTAGCTATGGGAAGCCTTGGTGCACAGACAGCGCCATATGGAACACCAGCACTTGTTGCTGATGCTTCCGATGACACAATTCTACCTGATTCCTAATATTAGGTCAATATAATGGCAAATGACGCTAAGAAAATTTCTGAACTAGCCGTCGCCACCACTCTATCTGCAAATGATAGAGTGGTGGTACTTGTGAGTCCCTCTACCACAGCAAATGTTAAGACTATTACAACATCAAATTTTGCTAATAGTGTGGCAGCTAAATTTATTTCAAATGTAGTGCCAACTAGTAATACATCCAATGGTAGCCCAGGGCAAATTGCTTATAACAACAATTATGTCTTTGTTTGTGTAGCCAATAATACATGGGGAAGAGCATCACTTACTCTTTCTTGGTAATGATTCACGAAAAATTAACTGAAGATAATTTTCTAATATATTGTGCTAAGATATATGATAATCCTCAGATGTTAACATCTGAGGAATTTCTTGAAGATCTTCATAGAATAAAGTATATTAAAAAACTTATAACAAGATATAGTGAATCAAAAGATATTAATGAAAGATTGATTTTAAATCACATCATAACTCTTCATAATTGTTTTGGTGTTTACTTGGCAAAAATCCTCTATTTAAAAATGAAAAAACAATTTCATTTTGTAAAACCTTTTCTTGTTTTAATTGATGCTTTACCAGCTATTATACACAATGTTGGTGATGAAATCATTGTATATACGGACTCAATTCCAATGGATCTAAATATTATAAAAGCACTTAGAAAGATTAACAATGAAGGTTAAAGAACAAGTAGCAACACCTGCAAATGCAGCTGGGTCTGGTTCTGTTGCTGGTATTGGTGTTGGATCTCAAGGTGAGCCTGGTGTTTATCCTAAGAAAAAGCTACGTCAAGTTATTTTAACAAAAACACCACTTAAAAGATTAACTCCAATTAAATAGGTAAGAATATGGCACCGTCAGAAGATCAGCGATTTGATAAAATAGAAGAAGCAATATCAAGGTTATCTTCTGTTGCATCCGACATGTCCAGAATGCTTGCTGTGCATGATCAAAGACTTCAGCAACAAGAAAAAATGTCTGATACTATTGGTGCCCAACTTGAAAAAAGAAAAGATGAAGTAGACAAAAAATTTGATTTGGTCTATGAAACTATAAAATCCGGCGATGAATCCATAAAGCAAGAAATTAAAAAAATAGTTGATGCCAGAGATAAACAAATAGATGGCGCAAATGAAAAAATTTCAAGACTAGAAAAATGGCAGTGGATGGTCATGGGTGGTTCAGCTGTAATTGGATACCTCATTCACTTAGGGCTAAATGCAGCAAAAATATTGCAATAAACCTATTGACATTTTTGCCAACCATGGTATAATCAGGATTGACACAACAATGATGGTAATAAGATTATGTTATGGCTTGAACAAAAATATATTGGACTTTTGTCAAATCGACTAAGGAACTTCAAAAGGAAGTCCTCTGGTTTATATAATTTCTCATGCCCAATTTGCAATGACTCTGAGTCCGATAAAAGGAAAGCCAGAGGTTATATCTATGAAAAGCAAAGTAAAACCCTATTCCATTGCCATAATTGTAATGCAACAAAAGGGTTTGAAAATTTTTTAAAATTAATTGATGAATCCATTTTCAATGAATATGCACTTGAAAAGTTAAAGGACAGCAAGTCCCCGCAACAAGTTGATCTAGAAGAATTTGTTGCAAAAATGAAGAAGCCAAACTTTATGAAGACTGAGCCACTCAAGGGTCTTCGGAAAATTAGTCAACTAGATCCTGATGATCCTATTAAGCTTCTTGTATCAAAACGCAAAATCCCAAATCCATATCATGCAAAGATGTTTAAAGTACCTAAGTTCTTTTCATGGGTAAATAGTTTTATCCCTGATAAGTTTGATGATGAGTCTTTACTCTATGACGAACCACGACTTCTTATCCCTTTCTTAAATAAGAATGGTGAAATGCATGCTTTTCAAGGTAGGTCACTAGACTCAAAATCTAAAACTAAGTATATTACTATTGTTCTAGATGAAAGTCAACCAAAGGTATATGGACTAGATACAGTTGATTCTTCAAAAAAGACTTATGTTACAGAAGGTGTTTTAGATGCAATTTTTCTACCAAATGCTATTGCAACTGCAGGTGGGGATATAGTATCAGGAATTAAAGATATGACCAAAACCAATATGATTATTGTTTATGACAATGAAAATAGAAACAAGCACACAATTAATAAAATTGAAAAGGCCATATACAATGGTTATAAAGTATGTATATGGCCTGAGAATTTTACATATAAAGATATTAATGAAGCTATTATAGCAGGGTTAAGTACAGAATTTATTAAACATATTATAGATACAAATACTTATCATGATCTTAATGCTAAACTTAAATTAACTATGTGGAAGAAAATTTAAATTTTCTAGGTACCATACCCTCCTTCCAGAAAATTTTAGCTTCAGAAGGTAAACATATATAGTTTTTTACGCCGTCATTGTAATATTTTTTACCGATTCTCCCTGAAGGTACACTATTCTTTTTTCTTGACTTTTTTAATCTACCAAGAAAAGTGCCTTCAGGTAATTTTCTAACAAAATATTCATTTGTGCCATCATTACACCAAAATTTACCTGTTCTATCAACTATCATTTTTAGTTTAGTTTCTTCGGTAATAATTTGATATGATCTAGCTATTTGAATTTTTTTTAAAGATTCTTTTGAGTGTTTTTTACCATAAAATGGATTTTTTTCACCAAATCTGGCTGAACCATACATAGGATTATCTTCCCCAGCAGCCCCTTCTCCACCATCTGTCATATTATGTAATATACCGGTATTTCTATCTTTTCGACCATACCAACGTATTAGTCTTCTTTCTAATGCCAATGCACCAATATTAGATAAATTATTTTCACAAATAATAATTTTTGACTTATCCTTTGGTGCTGTTATTCTGTGTTTATCCCATGCTCTATTACCTGTTCCTTTACCTATATAATATGGTGTTCCATTTTTTCTAAGATAAGCATATACATAATATCTAAATTCAGTCTTTAATTGTTTTTGCATGCTGTGTTTCCCTTCTTAAGCATAGAGTCCATGGGAATTGCCGTTCCGTGATGGACAATACTATTTATAAAATAAATTAATTTAGGACCAATCGACTCCATGTTTATTCCAAATGCTATTGCAACCGCAGGTGGTGATCTTGTTTCTGGTATTACTGGATTTGAAAAGAAAAATTTTGTCATCATTTATGACAATGAACCACGTAATCGTGACACCGTAAAAAAGATTGACAAAGCCATTATGAATGGATATAATGTTTGTATATGGCCATCCAATCTAGATTCAAAAGATGTGAACGAGATGATTTTATCTGGTCTTAGTTCAGATTTTGTTAGGTATGTCATTGACACTCACACATTTTGTGATCTAAGAGCAAAGATGGAGTTAAATAATTGGAAAAAAATAACCGCTTAAAATGCGATGCATGTAATGATACCAGGGTTCATGCATATGATGAACATCACAACACCTGGTGTAAAAAATGTTGTCTCCATGAGAATGGTTATTATCTGGTGACCACCGATCATTGGGGTGAAGATTTGATCGGTCAATATCTTTGCAAGAAATGTGGTTGGATTAGGAAAGGTTTAAATTATGGGGATTGATACTTATTTTTACACAATTTACGGTGTAAAGACTGAGTGGGATGATGAGTTCCATGATAAGTATGATTTAGTTTATGATGATAAAGATACACCATGGATTCTAGTAGACGGAATGAGTGGTAAATATAATATTTTCGGTATTCCATTATTTGAGTCTGGTAATCTTAGGTGGGGATTTGATGATGGAGATTTCTTCAAGGAAATCAATGTAGATAATCTTAAAGAACTTGAAACCAAGTACCGTGAAGAATTTGGTAAAAAGTTTCCCGAGCATGTGCATCTTCTAGGATCAGAACCTTTTAAGCTTGTCAGCTTAATCCACTTCTCATAAAAGATTTAAATTATGAATAATCTCAGTATCCTGATTTATTTTGCTGGTGCTGTAAGTAATCTTGGTGCTTTTTTTGCTACCATTACAGCATTACTAATGGTACCAATGATTGGTTCTATTATTTTTTGGCTTGTTTATCATGATGAAACAGATTCATCATTCCGTTCGTACACAGGTGATGCGCTAGTTGAATGCAGGAAAACACGTGAACTTTGGCGTAAACGTGCTGTTAAGTTTGCTTTGCTTGCTGTTTTTACAGGTTTAATTTGTAATTTTATTCCTACCCGTCAAACTGTTCTTCTCATTGCTGGATCTGAAATGGGTGAAAAGGTTCTTAATAGTGAAAAAGTAACTAATGTTGTGGATCCAGGTATTGAACTTATTACCACTTGGATGAAGAATGAAACCGCTGAAATCAAGAAAAAGATGGAAACAAAACAATGATTCTAGAAGTACTAAACATTGAAGATAATGATGACGGTTCTGCCACTCTTACGGTGGATATGGATCAAGAAACTCTAAAGAAATTTGCTAGCGTTGGTATTATCAAAGTGCTTAAAGATAGTGTTGAAGATATTATTATTGATGATGTTGATCAATTTATTGAAGATGTTAAAGATACTCCACCGGAGCCAATGTATGATGTTGCAGTTGCATATATTGATGATGCAATTAAAGTTCTAGAAGATAGAATGACTGAGTTTCCAATATCATATAATGATAAACTTATTATTGACACGCTATCCGATACGTGTCATGATGCACTACAAATTCTTATTGTGGCTAGGTCATTTTTTGATAATAAAGCTTGATAAGTTTACACAACTTCCTTGCCATCTTTGGTGTGGTGATCTGTGTAATTGTTATCCATATAGGATCGACAATAAAAATAAAGTCAAAGAGACAAAAGAGACATTGAAAAGATTAAATGATGAATAATGCAAAAATTATAGCCATAACTAATCCACTCGTCGACGGAGTAAAATCTGCCGACGAGTTTATTGCCTATACTGCCAGAGTTTCAAATCCATCCAATCAGATGAATACGGATACATCAGAAAAACTTTTAAAATACTGCATTCGGAATAAGCATTTCAGCATCTTTGAAATGATAAATGTAGTAATGGAAGTTAATACATCTAGGGATATTGCTCGACAAATCCTACGTCATCGTTCATTTTCATTCCAAGAATTTTCACAACGATATGCTGATCCTACTAAGGACCTTGGGTTTGTGACTCGTGAAGCACGACTTCAAGATAAAAAGAACCGACAAAATAGCATTGAAAATGTTGATGTACTTCTAAGTATGGAATGGCTCAATAGACAAAATTATATTTTAGATATTGTAGAAGATAACTATAAATGGGCTATTGACAACGGCATTGCTAAAGAACAAGCACGTGCTATTCTTCCAGAAGGTCTTACAATTTCACGAATGTATATGAATGGCACACTTCGTAGCTGGATTCATTATTGTGAATTGCGAATGTCCAATGGCACACAGAAAGAACATCAACTAGTTGCAGAATCTGCTTGGGCAGAGATTGGTAAATACTTCACATTTTTAACAAAAGAATAGAGGACTATATGGTAATCAATGTAATAAAAAGAGATGGTACTGTTGAACCACTAAATTTAGAAAAATTTCATAGGGTTGTGCGTTGGGCATGTGAAGGGTTATCAAATGTTTCCGAGTCTGAAGTAGAAATTAAATCACAAATTCAATTCTATAATAATATCAAAACATCTGATATTCAAGAAACACTTATTAAAGCCACTTCAGAACTAATCACAGAAGCAACTCCAAACTATCAGTATGTTGCTTCACGGCTTATCAACTATCACCTACGCAAGCAAGTCTATAATGGTCCAAACCCATGTTCTCTTTTTCAACATGTTGTAAATGTAGTTTCTGATGGATATTATGAACAAAATCTATTATCATGGTACGATGATGACGAATACAAAATCCTGAATGGTTATCTAGTACATGATAGAGATTTCAATATCCCATATGCAGGAATGGAACAACTTCGTGGTAAGTATCTAATCAGAAACCGTGCCACAAATAAATATTATGAAACACCACAGATGAGTTATATGCTCATTGCTATGGTTCTGTTTCACAAATATCCAAAGAATGAACGTCTGAAGTGGGTAAAGGACTTTTATGATGCAACCTCGACTTTCGAAATCTCTCTGCCGACTCCTATCATGGCTGGTCTACGCAGTCCACAAAAGCAATTTAGTTCTTGTGTGTTGGTGGATTCGGATGATTCTCTAGATTCTATTAATGCTACTACATCATCTATTGTAAAGTATGTTTCACAGAAGGCAGGTATTGGTATCAATGCAGGCCGAATTCGTGCTATTGGATCTCCAATCCGTAATGGTGATGCAACTCACACCGGTGTGATTCCATTCTACAAGATGTTTCAAGCTGCTGTTCGTTCCTGCTCTCAAGGTGGCGTACGAAACGGTGCCGCAACTCTTTATTATCCGGTTTGGCACTATGAGGTGGAAGATCTTCTAGTCCTAAAGAATAATAAAGGTACTGAGGATAATAGAATCAGAAATGTAGATTATGGCGTTCAATTTAATAAACTTATGTATGAACGTCTACTATCTGGTGGTAATATTACACTATTTTCACCACATGATGTTCCAGGTCTATATGAGGCATTCTTTGTAAATTATGACAAGTTCAAAGATCTTTATGAAGAAGCTGAGCAAAACCCAAATATTCGTAAAAAGAGTATTTCAGCTTTAACTTTATTTGGTTCATTCATCCAGGAACGTAAAGATACTGGTAGAATTTATCTAATGAATGTGGATCATGCAAATGATCATGGAGCTTTTATTAAAGAAGTTGCACCTGTTTATCAAAGTAATTTGTGTGCAGAAATAGCACTTCCTACAAAACCATTACGAGATGTTTTTGATCCGGATGGTGAAATTAGTCTATGCACACTTGCTGCAATCAACTGGGGTAAAATTCGTGCTACTTCTGACTTTGAGCGTCCTGCTAAACTTATTGTCCGTGCTCTTGATGAGTTGCTTGATTATCAAGATTACCCTGTTTTGGCAGCAAAAAACTCTACCATGGCACGTCGCCCTCTCGGTGTTGGCATTATCAATTTTGCTTACTGGCTTGCTAAAAATGATCTTACTTATTCTAATATAGGGTCAGAAGGTCTAAAGAAAGTCCATGAGTTTGCTGAAGCCTGGTCGTATTACCTAATTAAGGCTTCTGCTGATCTAGCAAAGGAAAAAGGTGCTTGCCCTAAGTCAACTGAAACTAAGTACTCTTTGGGTGTTCTGCCGATTGATACTTACAAGAAAAATGTTGACAATTTGGTGGATCCGGTTTATAAATTGGATTGGAACTCTCTGCGTATTCAACTATCAGAATGTGGAATCCGTAATTCCACACTGATGGCTCTGATGCCTGCCGAGACCTCTGCACAGATTAGTAACTCAACGAATGGTATTGAACCAGTACGATCACTTATTTCCATTAAACAAAGTAAGGATGGAGTGCTCAAGCAGGTTGTACCAGACATTAAAAGACTTAAAAATAAATATGATCTTCTATGGGATCAGAAGTCTCCGGAAGGTTATCTGCAAATTTGTGCAGTACTACAAAAGTTTATCGACCAAGCTATCTCGGTAAATACTAGTTATAATCCTAAGCATTATGACAGTGATCAAATTCCAATGTCAGTCCTAATGAAGGATATCATTCAATTCTATCAAATGGGTGGTAAAAATCTATATTACTTCAATACATTTGATGGTGCTGGTGAACAAGAAGTACTACCAGAGTTAGAACAATCCAAAATTCAAGATGAAACTTGTGATAGTTGTACCATATGATACTTCAACTTAATCCACCACTTCCCCTTGAAACACCTCAAGGTAAAGCATGGGCACATTTTATGATAGATTATGGACTTGAGCATGATCTACTTTGGGTGTGTTTTCAAGATGAAACAAGTGAATGTTGGACTTGGTCTAATAGACAAATAAAGATACAAAAAAACATTACTATAGGTAGGTAAAAAATGGCTTATAATGTATTTGATTCTTCAAATAAAAAGAGTCATCTTAAATCTCGACTTTTCTTTGATGAACCTCCTACTATTGCTAGGTTTGACAAACAAAAGTATCCTTTTCTAGAAAAACTAACTCGACAGCAAATGAGTTTCTTTTGGGTTCCGGAGGAAGTTGATCTTCTAAAGGACTCAAAAGACTTTCGTGAACTATCAAAGCATGAACAACATATTTTTACCAGTAATCTAAAGCGCCAAATTCTGCTTGATTCTGTGCAAGGTCGAGCACCAACTGCAGCATTTGGTCCGATCTGTTCTTTACCTGAACTTGAAAACTGGATTGTGGCATGGACATTTAGTGAAACTGTTCATTCACGATCCTATACGCATATCATTCGTAATGTATATTCCGATCCATCAAAGATTCTGGATGATATTCTAGATATGCAGGAAATTGTTGATTGTGCCAAAGATATCAGCAAGAACTATAATGCGCTAATTGAACTCAATAGTACACTTAGCCCACTTTCAAGTTTTTCAATGGATCCTTATGATCATAAGAAAGCCCTCTGGTTGACTCTCATGTCAGTCAATATTCTTGAGGGTATCCGTTTTTATGTCAGTTTTGCTTGTTCATGGGCATTTGCTGAGTTGAAGAAGATGGAAGGTAATGCTAAAATTATCAAGCTTATCTGCCGTGATGAAAATCTACATCTAGCTAGTACACAACAACTTCTAAAAGTACTTCCGCTAGATGATCCTGATTTCAAGAAAATTCAAGAAGAAACAAAAGCAGAATGCCTTGAAATGTTTAAAGATGCAGCAGAACAAGAAAAAGCATGGGCTGAATATCTATTTAAAGATGGATCAATGATTGGTCTGAATAAGCAACTTCTAAATGAATATGTAGAGTGGATTACCAACCGTCGTTTGACTGCAGTTGGTCTTCCAAATCTATATAAGACTGGTTCTAATCCATTACCATGGACAAGCAAATGGATTTCTGGTGGAGAAGTACAAGTTGCACCTCAGCAAACACAAATAACTTCCTACATTATCGGTGGAGTGAAGAATGATGTTTCAACTGAATCATTAAAAGATTTTAAACTGTAATGTTTATAACACCAAAACTAGAAGAGTGTCTTGATTTTGCTAAAAATATGGGTTGTAATGAACTAGTTCAAGTTTCTATTGAACCCAGAGAGTTTGATTTACCTTATAGGTGCCACGATAACTGTTCATATAATCCTGTTCTTGGATATTATTTTATCAAAGATTATAATACTAATATATTATATGCTTATAAACACAGTGTTTTAAATCTAGGCGAAAAACTTATAGATGTAACACCCACTTTTGATAATAGAACATATAATATATTTGGTTATGGTCCAGATTTAAAATATTCTTTTGAGTCTATTATGTATCTTGAAAACCAAGTTTTTATAAATAAAGAAAAACTTGGAGATCAAGATATGTATTACGTTTATGGATTAATAGACTCTAGAACAAATCTACCTTTTTATATAGGTAAAGGTAAAGGCGATCGTTGGAAATACCATTATAGCAATAAATGTTTTGAAAAAGAAATATCAACAAAAAAAGTTGATATGATTAAAGAGCTTAAATCTTTAGGATATGAACCAAGCGTAATATTTTATGCTCAAAATATTGATGATGAACATATAGCATATGATATAGAAGCATCACTTATTAAAAAATACGGTAGAAAATATTATGAAGAAAACGGTATACTAACCAATATTACTATAGATTCTAGACCGCCTAACTGGAAAGATAAAACTTATGAAGAAATATATGGTTACGAAAAAGGTAAGGAAATAAAAGAATATAAAGCCAAACAACAAAGAGCACGTGGCGGATATTTTAAAGGACAAAAGCATACAGAAGAAAGTAAAAGAAAAATAGGTGTTGCTTCTGCTGCGCAAGCTTTAACCGAAGAAATAGTTTTAGAATATGGTAAAAACTTTTGTGATTTTTTTAATGGCCAAATAAGTAGAACAAAATGGAACTGGTGGACAAAAAATAATAATATACAAACAAATATTTTAAAACAGGGTATTAGATTTTCCGGAAGATATGCATTAGAAGTTTTTGTAGAGAGGTTCAATGCAAATCTTATAACAAGTCCTTTGTTATGGTTTCATCATCCTGAAACTAAAGAAACATTTAGATGTCAAGATTGGGAACTAGAACACAAAGTAAAAATAGTTCCAAAAGGGTTTATTAAGGGGCGAGGAATAAGTACTTTTGGTGATAATAAAGGTTTTATAATAGTAAGCGATAAAGAAAAAAATACAACAACAAGAATGAAAAAAGATGATCCAAGATATATCTCTGGTGAATACATATCAGTAAATAAAGATTATGTTATTGTAGAAGATAATAATCATAATATTTTTAGGGTAAAAAAGAACGATCCAAGATATATTTCGGGTGAACTTGTATTTAAAAATCCCGCAAAAGGATAAGAAAACACAGATAACTTCATATATTATCGGTGGTGTAAAAAATGATGTTTCAACTGAATCACTAAAAGATTTTAAATTGTAAGGAGAATTAAATGGGTTGGGCAACAGGAAGTAAATTATTTTCTGAAATAGCAGAAAGTATTGAACGACATGTACATGATGAACAGACTAAAATAAATGTTTATTATGAAATGATATCATCATTTGAAGATTTTGATGCTGATACCTTAGATGAATGCTTAGGTATTAGTGATGCTTTAGATGCTGTTCTCAAAGAAGTTTATAATATTGATGACCCGGATGAAGATCCAGATGAAGAAATTTGGGACGACGGCGGCAGAGAAAACTTTAGATAAGTAGTATAAGTATGGGGGAAGGAGACTCCCCCATGAATACTTGGCTTTATAATGATAAACCTATAGAATTGGAAAATATAGAAAATTATATAGGATTTGTGTATTTAATAACAAATACACTAAATGATAAAAAATATATTGGTAAAAAGCTTTTAAAATTTAAAAAAACAAAAACACTCAAGGGTAAAAAGAAAAAGATACTTGTTGAGTCTGATTGGCAAACCTATTATGGTTCAAATGATGTTCTGAAAAAAGAAGTTCAAGAACATGGATCCAAAAATTTTAAACGTGAAATAATCCGATTTTGCAAAAATAAAAGTGAATTAACATACTTTGAGCTTAAAGAGCAAATTATAAGAGGCGCTTTAGAATCTGATAAGTATTATAATTCTTGGATATATGTTAGAGTCAGAAAAGAACATTTAAAAAGTGTTGACTTTTCTACATACATATGATATATAATAGTATAGGAGAAGTGCACATGCCTTGGGCACATAAATCTAAATCAGGTAAAGGCCGAAGAAAAATCGGTTCAAGTAAACGAAAAAAACGTCGTTTAAATAGAAAGAGGTAGTGTTGTGCAAAAGTTTGACCTTGAAAAAGTGAAGCAATTTATTTCAGATTCTTCACTTGAGTCAAAAATTTACATCGGATCAGACTCCGAACGCTTTAAGCATTTTGGAGTCTGGCATGCTGACTACTGTGTTGCCGTAATCATTCACAAAGACGGCAAACATGGATGTAAAGTCTTTGGTGAGGTCACTAGACAAAAAGACTTTGATGCAAAAGTCGGTCGACCTGCTATGAGATTGATGAATGAAGTTTATCTAGTACATGACATGTATGAAAAACTTGTTGATGCTATTGGTTCTAGATATGTAGAACTTCATTTGGATATCAATCCATCAGAAAGATATGGATCCTCATGTGTAGTAAATCAAGCTATAGGCTATATTAGAGGTGCGTGTAATATTACACCTCGAGTAAAACCTCAGGCATTTGCTGCATCAATATGCGCCGATAGGCTCAAGGAACTTATCGCAGCTTAAAAAAACAATAAAGGAGTATGAACGGTGAGAAAACGCATGTTTGGTGTGTTTCTTGCACTAGGGCTATTATCGCCGATGATAGCCAATGCGCACGATCAACAACATACTGCGGTCAAAATCGTGAAATCTTATAAAGCTAAAGTTTCATGGTATAAGTACGGTCGTGTGACCGCTAATGGTGAAGAATTTAATCCAAATAAATACACAGTAGCTCATCGAACTTTACCGTTCGGAACACTTGTTAGGTTCACTAATCTCGAAACAAATGCTAGATTAATAGCTAGGGTCAATGACCGCGGTCCTTTTATTAAAGGTAGAGAATTTGATATGACTGTAAAATGTGCTTATGTTCTTGGTGTAAAAAAGAATGGTGTTGCAACTGTTAAAATAGAAATACTAGGGTAATGATTTTAAAATGGTTAAAGGAAAAATTTATGGATGAAGCAACACGAGCCAAGTTAGGCGGTTTTCAGTGGTATACTAATGGAGTTGTAGATATTCGTGTCGATAAAGATGAAGTGGAAGAATTTCTGAAGAATAATTCTGATTATCGACGTGGGCGTAGTAATGCAAGACCTAAAAAGAAAGAAAATGTAATGGAACAAAAGCCTTATGACTATGAACAGGAACTAGTTGAGCAGGGATTAGGACCAAATTGGATCGAGCCGGGAAAAGAAAATACTATTACAGCTGGACCAATGCATGTAATGACTGTTGGATCAGTGGATCAATTCCTGAAGCTCTACTTAGTAGAGGGTGTTGTTCAGATGAGACCAAATCAGCCAGGTAGTGGAATGGCTCAATCCGATCAACGTAGAATTGTTTGGGCACACAGTGGTAATGAAGCAATTCAAAAGTTTTCAACGTATTTTTCAAGTTTAAATACATCAACTGAAACTTATATTGTTGCATATGCATCTGTATCGGAAGAAATTCGATAATGAAAAATTTATTTTACGGTAATTTTGAACAAATTATTGTTGATGAAATGTTGAAAGAAAATCTTAATCCCTTAAATAAGGATGATATCAACTTTTTTTGGGCAAATAAATTACCAGAAGAAATGCAGGACACCTTACTTTATGATAGTTGAACTATACACAAAAGCTAATTGCTCATATTGCTCTTTAGCTAAACAAATTCTTCTTAGTAATCAGATTCAATATACAGAAAATATGCTTGATCGGGATTTTACTAAAGAGATTTTAAAAGAAAAATTTCCAACCGCTGTAACTTTTCCTGTAATAGTCCTTGACGGATATTTCATTGGCGGATATAATCAACTTAAGATTATTATTGAAGAAAAAAATAATAATTCTCAACAACTATTAAATGAATAGTAAAAGGATATATAATGTATACTCGTGATACTTTACTAAGAGACCTACGACAGAGTATTCTAGATGTAACATTTACAAAGGTAAATGGCGAGGAACGTAAAATGCGTTGCACTCTAGTCCCATCACTACTACCAGAAACCTATCGTGCTAGTCTTGAAGAACAAACCGCTGAAAAGCAATTTCATCAAGTTAATCAAGATGTGATTGCATGTTGGGATCTAGAAAACAATGGCTGGCGTTCCTTCCGGATTGATTCCGTCATTTATACACAAGCTATTCAATAGTTATTAAGGAATAAAATAATGGGTAAATATTGGGGTTATCATTTTCATCTAGATGCTTCTGGTTGTGATCCAAAAGCAATTAAAACACGAAAAGTAATTAAGAATTTTATTACAGAACTAGTCCCTGCAATTGATATGATTCCGTATAAGGATCCAAAAATTGTCAAATTTGGTACGGATGATAAAGCTGGTTATACACTAGTTCAACTTATTGAAACTTCAAATATCTGCGCTCATTTTGTGGATGAAACAAATGCAGTTTATCTAGATGTATTTTCATGCAAGGAATATGATCCGCAAATTGTAGAAGATTTAGTGGTAAAATATTTTGGTGCTCAAAGGTTTAATAAATTCTTTATGCATCGTCAGGCGCCAGAATAAAGGTTAGTTAATGACAGCTTTTGAAGAGAATGAAGTTTCACTAAAAGCAAATGGTGGGACAGAGATTGCTAAAAGAAAACTGGGATCAATAATTGATCCCTCACTTCTAGATCATTTTCAAATTATAAGTTCTCGACCAAGAGAACTAGATGAGTCTAAGATAAGGGTTCTGTGGTTTCATGATCTACCAAATGACAATGAAATTGCAAAACTTCGTGAACCAGGATTTAGAGATAAATTCCATAAGTTTGTTTATATTTCAAATTGGCAAATGAGTCAATTTCAACTATTCCATGGTATTCCATACGACAATAGATCAATTGTTCTAGAACATGGGATTGAACCAGCAGACCCACTAGCAAGATGGTCACATGGTGATGATAAAATTCGGATTGTATATACTTCTACCCCACAAAGAGGTCTAGATATTCTAGTTGATGTTTTTGAACATCTAGCGCAAACTGATCTAGATATTCATTTAGACGTGTTTTCTAGCTTCAAGATTTATGGATGGGATGAAGCAGATAAACAATTTGAGCCACTATATGATAGAATTAGAAATCATCCTAATATGACCTACCATGGTTTTAAACCAAATGATGAATTAAAAAATCATCTAAACTCATGTGATATTTTTGCCTATCCATCTACTTGGATGGAAACTAGTTGTAGAGCAATGCTTGAAGCAATGTCGGCACAATTAGTATGTGTGCACCCAAATTACGGTGCTCTTCCGGATACATCTGGTTCTTTAAATTTAATGTATCAAGGTTCTTCGAATAGATCAGAGCATGCTACAACCTTTGCGGCACATTTAAAAGGCGCCATTCAGTTTGTAAAAGATAAGAAGCACACTGATATTACCAGATTTAATAAAATCTATATTGATAATAGGTATAATCTAGGTAGAATTAAATTTCAATGGGAAGTCATGCTAAAAGAATTGCTAGAAAAATATCCCACACCAGAAAGTAGAAAACTTATTAAACAGATGTTTGTTTATAAAACATCATGACTAAAAATGTTGACAAACATCCTAATATGTGGTATTATAAACTATGAATACCTCTAATAATGTTATCCTATTCCCAACCAAAAATAACAAATACAATGGTCCGCAAACACTTGAAGAAGTGGATGAGACCATTGATTTGGTGAAACAGTTTCATATTCAAGAGACAATTGAGACTATTGTGCCGTCATTATTTGACCAACTAAATATTGCAGGGTTTCTTCCTGATGAAGATGATGAAGAAATCCTTAAACATTCGGCAATGGTGGTGGAATCTATTAGATCACTACTTTGTATGGTTCGAGGGATCAATCATCCTCTCCAATTAATTGCTGATAATTTATTTGTTCAAACCGATGACGGTTTAGCTGTATCCGATAAAGTTAAAATCATTATAACTCCAAAGGAAGGTAAGGGCGAATAGCCCATTATATCATGATCATCATAGATTTTTCCCAGGTTATGCTATCAAATATTATGGTTCAGCTGGGCAATCATACAAATGCCCAAGTTGATGAAAACATGTGCCGCCATATGGTATTAAACTCTCTTCGGTTATATAAAACCAAGTTTGGTGCTGAATATGGTAAAATTGTAATTGCCTGTGATGCTACAAATTATTGGCGTCGTCAAGTCTTTCCGTATTATAAAGCTAATAGAAAGAAATCACAAGCTGCTTCCGAACTTGATTGGAAAGCTATCTTTGAGTGCCTGAATAAGATTCGTGATGAACTTTTAGAATATTTTCCATATGCTGTTGTTCGTGTTGATACAGCAGAAGCGGATGATATTATTGCTACACTTTGTCATGAATATGGAAATACATCAGAAAAGCTTATGATTATTTCTGGTGATAAGGACTTTCAACAACTGCAGCACTATATGAACGTTCATCAATATAGTCCAGTTCTTAAAAAGTCAATTGTTTGTAATGATCCGGATAAGTTCCTTAAGGAACATATTATCAAAGGTGATGCTGGTGATGGCGTGCCTAATTTTCTTTCACCAGATAATTCCTTTGTTCTGAGTATTCGCCAAAAGCCTGTAACACAAAAAAGGCTAGAAGAATATCTAAAAAAGACACCACATGAATTTTGTTGCACACTAGAACAACTGCGTAATTATAAGCGCAATGAGCAACTCATTGATCTATCTAAAATTCCTGTAGAAGTCTCTACAAAGATCATGGAGACCTACCATGATCAAGCGGCTAAAGCCTCATCTTCAAATTTAATGAACTATTTTATTGCTAATCGACTAAAGAATTTAATGGAGCATATTAATGAATTTATTTAATGGAGACACTAAGTGAAACTAGGTGTCTCCGAAGTCCTCGAAGCAGCTTCCCAGATAACTGATAGAAATGAAAGAATCAGATATCTACAAGTCAACAGTTCAGTTCCTTTGCATACGGTTTTTCAAGGAGCATTTGATCCCAAAATTAAGTGGCTTCTTCCGGAAGGTGCACCACCATATAAACCAAATGATTTAGTGGATCAACAACATGTATTTTTTTCTGAATGTAGAAAAATGTATCTGTTTATTGAAGGTGGTAATAATGATCTAAAACCACTCCGTCGAGAAGCATTATTTGTTCAGATGCTTGAACGTCTTGATCCAAAAGATGCTAAACTACTGTTGGCTATAAAAGATAAACATATCCCATATCCCGGGATTACCGAGGATGTTATTAAGGAGGCTTTTCCAGGTCTACTTCCATGAGTAAAAATAAGAAAAATTATATAGACCAGCTTGATGGTTATGATGAGGATGAATATCGTAAAAATGTTCTTAGGGATCAGGAACGTAGAAAAAATAAGCGACTTGCTAATGCACTTCGATCTAAAAATATCAAAGATTTAATGTATCTCGAAGAAGACGAGGAAGACTGATGCCCACTTATCTTTTTAAAAATATAAATACCGACGAAGAGGTTGAACTCTTCATGTCAATAACAGAGAGGGACAAGTATCTAGAAGATAATCCAAATATCACACAACTTGTTCACGGTGCACCAAGTATAGGCGATCCAATTCGTCTGGGACTCCGTAAACCCGATGATGGCTTCAGAGATCGCCTTAGAGAGATAAAGAAGCACCATAGTCGTGGTATATCCAAGAGTACCGTAAATACTTTTTAAATGCTCGTGAACCAAAAAAGGTTTCACTTAATGTCAGCACCACCGAAAAAAAGACTATCTCGTAGAGAAAAAAGACAAAATAAAGAGAGCAATGGAGCAGTAGGAGATAAAATAAATTTTAATCTTCAGGAAGTTTTTCCTTTAACAGAGAATCAAAAACTAACGTTTAATTCTTATGATCAAGGAAAAAATTTAATGCTTCATGGTATTGCAGGTACTGGGAAAAGTTATATTTCTATGTACCTAGCACTCAATCAAATACTCAGTGAAGATTCTCCTTATAAAAAATTATATATTGTAAGATCAGTTGTGCCTACAAGAGATATGGGATTTCTTCCTGGCAACAACAAAGAAAAATCTAAAGTATATGAAGCACCATATTATGCTATATGTTCAGAACTTTTTAAGCGTGGTGATGCTTATGATTATCTAAAACAAAAAAATATAATTGAATTTATATCAACCTCATTTATTAGAGGCATAACTCTAAACGATTGTATTATTATTTTAGATGAGATGCAAAATGCTTCTCTTCATGAATTAGATTCTGTTATTACACGTGTTGGTAAAAATTGTAAAATTATATTCTCTGGTGACTTTACCCAAAGTGATTTCACCAATGAAAAAGAAAGAAATGGTCTTCCACAATTTATGAAAATCATTCGTGGTATAAAAAGCTTTAAATTTGTTGAATTTAATAAGAATGATATTTTGAGGAGTGATTTAGTTCGTGACTACATCATTGAAAAAGACAGACTTGGGATTGCCGCTTAATTGGCAATCAATTGAAGATTATAATCCTAAAGAACATGGATTTGTTGTAGTTGCAAATAAGCATAAAAAATGGATTAGATTTGGTAGATTATATCCTGGGTTAAATCGGTGGTACTATTCAGGTACCACCGAAAACGCTCAATATTCAGAAGGTCATAATGATAGTGATAAACCTACACATTGGGCTCCAATGTTTAAAGCACCATGGGATTAAATAATGTTCATTCATGAATTACTAAATCTAGCTACACTAGAGCGTACTGAAAAAGACGGAAAGAGATACTACATCACACCAGATGGAGTATTTCCTTCCGTCACTACAGTATTAGGTGAAAAGTTAGATAAATCCGGATTAGAACTCTGGAAAGCAAAAGTTGGTGTAGAAAAAGCCGAACAGATTTCCAGACAAGCAGCCACAAGAGGTTCTGCCGTACACAAACTTTGTGAAGACTACTTAATGAATGACGTCATTGATTCTCGTAAAGTCATGCCATTTAATATGATGACCTTTAATACCATTAAGCCAATTCTTGATAAAAATATCAATAAAGTATATGGAGTTGAAGCGGCATTATATTCAAAGAAACTAAACACAGCTGGTACTTCAGATTTATTAGCAGAATATAATGGCGTAAATTCTATTGTAGATTTTAAGACTTCTAGAAAAGAGAAGAAAGAAGAGTGGATTCAAAACTATTTTCTACAAGCAACCATTTACTCTATGATGGCTGAAGAGTTGACCAATTTAAAGTTCCCGCAAATAGTCATTATTATATCAAATGATGACTATGAAGTTCAAACTTTTATAAAGAATCGAGATGACTATAAGGATAAAGTTCTAGAACTTTTCAACTAAAAAAAGGGGAAGCATTGCTTCCCCTTACTTGTTTAAGTTTCTTTTTAGTACTTCAAGTTCTTCCTTACTAAGTTTACTCATAGCGCTGTTTAACAATGTTTTCTCTGCTTCTTCTTTAGCTTTTTTAGATGCATTTAAAGTATATGATCCTTCATATAAGTCACGTGATTTGGGTATTTTTACACGTGGTCTTTTTGTATACTCATGATTAATCTTACTAGAATTGGATGCAGAAGTAGGCGCTATGCATCCACGATCTCTGCAATCCATTCTATCACAATCTTGACATTCATTGTACACTTTTAATTCCTAATTTGATAATAAACTTCAAGTGAAATTTGATTCAAAAAAAATGGTGAGACATTATTTCGAATCTCAACCCTAAGACGTCTTGAAGAGTGATTTTCAATTTCATCCCATACTTCATCATATATTTGATCATAGACTTGATTCCTGACTTGATGCCAGATTTGATTCCAGGCTTGATCACTGATTTGATTGTCGACTTGATTCCTGACTTGATGCCAGATTTGATTCCAGGCTTGATCACTGATTTGATCTTCGACTTGGCGCAAGACTTGATCCGAGACTCTATTCATTTAAATTATCAATGGCGTTTGTCATGATGATGCCGACATCATTCTCGTTCATTTATTTCACCCTTTATAAGATGTGCAATCTGATTTTGGAATATAGACCAAGTTATATCATATGTTTTATCGGCGACATCACGCATACATCGTTGACTTACATTCATATATATTTTATTGCCAGCACTCATTAAAAGTTTAGTTTTAAGATTATATTTAGCTCCAACCATAGGTTTAGTTTTTGCAGCAAGTGACAATGGCACGCTTCATCCAATTGGCATCATTCTTACGGCGAAGGATACCAATCTTAAGAGCCACACGGAGAGAGAGCTCACGGAGTCGGGTTGCATTCTTTTCGATGAAGTTGAGCACATCGGCCTGAGCAGTAGCATCCAGGCCGATATTCTGCAGCAGACCACCACGTACCACCTGACGGATACGGATGAGGTAGTCACGCTGATTCTTCATTGCCAGGTCGATATAATGAGCACGAGACACAAGAGCCGAAAGATGCGGCGCAAGCCGGGACCCACGGTCAATCATGGCGTCAAAATCGTAGTTGGTAATAAAGATCACGGTACCATCGAACTGAAAGCTCTTGGGCATGCGCTCGGCCGACTCATCGTCAATCAGCGTACCCTCGGTCATATACGAGATGATGCGCTTGTCGGTAGTGTCCAGAGCGGCCTTGAGCAGACCGATGGCAGTCTCGTCAAGGAACACATCGTCGGCATCGTCAAACACGAGCACCGAACCAGCAGTACGATGCTGATACAGCAGCTTGTAAAGTGCCGGAGCCTTGACGTAGCCCTTCACGATACGATGGGAGGTGGCATTGGGATCCCATGCCTCGAGCGCCTTCTCGACGGTGAACGACTTGCCGAGACCGGCAGGACCGGACACGATCAGCGCACGAACGTCACCGTCGATGGCTGCATTTGCCATGTCGGAGAGGATTTCAAAACGGTCGTTGAGCTTCTGCTCAATTTCCTCGTCAGTCTCAACGATAACGGGCTCAGAGGGCTGAACCACGTTCATGATCTTGTCCATCTTGTCCGTCTTAGCGGTGCGGGTCTTACGGTAGCCATTTTTCGGAACGCCACGGGGCATGTCAGTGTCCTTTTGTGTATAAGCAAACCTTATCCCAGATTGGGATTAAAGTCAACCGTTATTTTCGATGGTGGAGAGGTATTCTTCGTATTCAGCAAGGTCGGCAGCGGTCGGCTCGTAAGCTTCCTCACAGGAAACCTCGAGGTCAAAATCGTCGGGATAGGATATGTTCATTAACCTTTCAGTCATTCCAGATTGTGAGGGTGATGCAACCCATGCTCTGCTGATACAGCATAGCGCCGAGGTCGCCACCAGGTGTCATCTTAGCGCTTATACGGAGAAAGGGCTGCTTGTTACCCAGAGTGGTCCTGATGCTGTTGGGCCATTCACCCGGGCGCATGCGCAGCTCAGAGGCTTCAGCGCTGAAGCAGTGCACCTTGTGTTCGGTCACGTCGGAGGCGGTAATGATCATGTCTACCTCATTCATCATAGTCTCTTTATACCACCACCCAAGATAAAAGTCAATCCTAAGGATATCAATGGGTTAGCCAGGTAGACGCCTTAACCTATTGAAAAGATTATAAAAACTTTTTTCGGTGCACCAAAACTTTTTTCGATCGACCATCGGTCATGGACCTGCTCACCGCACTCAAGATGGTAAAACCTAATCTTTTCAATAGGTTAGCAGTTTTATAAAAGTCAATGATATCAATGGGTTAGGTGCTCACGACGGTTCTCGGCAGTCTAAGCCACTGTGGATGGGTTATCATACCGCTAGGACCACCTAGCACGACTAGAGCACGGTTGCCATCCTAACCCATTGATATCATTAGGACTCAAACTTTTTTCAAAAAAATGCAATTTTTTTCCTCAATCATATCAATGACTTAAGCCTAACCCATTGACAAAGCAGGGGTTTACTTTTATCTCATATGGGGTTATAAAGAGACTATGATGAAGGAAACGAACATGACCATCACGGTCTATGACCTCAGAAACAAATCTTTCTCACATGGTAACCTTGACTATAAAGTGTATGTGGTTATGGCCGATGGTAAAGAACCCAAAGTTTATAGCAGTTACTTTAGAATCAACGCCATTCGTGTGCTTAAAGATCTTGGTCATGATGTAACTGAGATTGATATCTATACCAAGCGTGATGCTAAAAAAGCTCTCGGCAAAGATCTTTTTGACAAAATTTACAACCCTCGCTAAATTACCTATTGACTTTAATCTCAGATTAAGATATAAGTTAAGTCATACCAACAACACCAACGAAAGACCTACAATGACCGAATTTTCCGGCGACAAGGCCAAGACCAACGTGACCATGGCATCCGATGGGCGCTACCACACCTCCCGTGACAAGTACCGCAAGGGCGATCTGCGGAAGACCAATCTTGAGGAGTACGGCTCCACATCGTTCGGCACCGATGGGTACTACGACGGTGCTCCCGGCCGCAAGAAGCATAAGAAGTGGAGCCGGACGGAAAAGCCGTCCTATCTCGACTGAGTGGGTTGACTTTAATTCCAGATTAAGATATAAGTTAAGTTATAACAAGGAGACTACCAACATGGATATCTCGACCGTTCTGTCCCGTATGTACGCCTTCGCCAAGACCACCAAGGACGATGTGGCCTCTAATGAGGTTGCCCGGGCCGCCGACCGTCTGGCGCACCAAGGGCCGTTTGAGGCTCAGCTGACCTCAGAGGAAGTCTCGGTGATTTCCCGCTTTGTCGGTGCATAAGCCTATTGACTTTTTTCCATAACCTGGTATAATGGTTAGTGACCAAATAATGATGGTATAAGGTTATGGAAAAAGTTAAGAATCAAGTCTTGGGTTCAGTCATGGGTCAAGTGGATAAAAAAGTTTATAATCAAGCCTTGAATCAAGTCCAGGATCAAATCTTTGATCAAGTCTATAATCAAGTCTATAATCAAGTCTGGAATGAAATCTGTTATCAAGTCTTGATGGAGATAGAATGATGTATCTGGTTAGTTTTACCAACTTTGGTTATACTAAGGACTTTTCCAATAAGGAACAAGCTCTGACTTATATGGAGAGGGCATGCCTTGAGGCACTGCTGATGACCGAGAAGGGTGAAGTCCTTGCTGGATTCTCTCCTATCACTGGCTTCAAAACCGAAAAAAGTGGTTGACTTTAAACCTAGTTAAGATATAATCCTACTATCAAAACAAACACGGAGACTTAAAAATGGCTCACAACATTGAAATGGTTGACGGCAAGGCTCAGATGGCATATGTGGGTGAAACCCCGTGGCATGGTCTGGGCCGTGAGGTTCCTGCTGATCTTACTCCAGATCAGATGCTTGAGGCTGCTGGTATCAACTGGGAAGTTGAGAAGATCAAGGCCTATGCTAAGGTCGGTGGTAAGAACATCGACGTGGGTCGTTCGGCTCTTGTCCGTAAGAGTGACAACAAGATTCTAGACATCGTGTCGAACGACTGGAATCCGGTGCAGAACGCTGAAGCGTTTGAATTCTTCAACGACTTCATCGCCGAGGGTGACATGGAAATGCACACCGCTGGCTCTCTGGCTGATGGTCAGATTGTCTGGGCTCTGGCTAAGGTCAAGGACGGCTTTGACCTGTTCGGTGGTGATGAGGTCGAATCGTATCTGCACTTCACCAACTTCCACAAGTATGGCTTCTCCACTGACGTTCGGTTCACTCCGATTCGTGTGGTCTGCAATAACACCCTAACGCTTTCTCTTAACACCAAGGTCGAGCGCTTTGTCAAGATTAGTCATCGCCGTGAGTTCAACGGTGACAACGTAAAGCTCATGCTTGGTATTGCTCAAGAGAAGCTTGCTAAGTATAAGGAAATGGCTGCTTTCCTCGGCACCAAGCGCTACACCAACGAGAATATGGTCGACTACTTCAAGCGTGTGTTCCCTGTTGCTGGTGGTCCGGATGCTAAGAAGGAACTTAGCAAGAATGCTAAGGTTGCTCTGTCCGTGGTCGATACTCAGCCCGGTGCAGACTTTGCTCGTGGATCCTTCTGGCAGCTCTTCAATACGGTGACCTATACTGCTGATCATCTGATGGGTCGCACTCAAGACTCTCGTCTAACCTCTGCTTGGTACGGCAATGGTCGTAACATGAAGACCCGGGCGCTAGAGACTGCCATCGAAATGGCAAACGCCTAAAAAAACGGTTGACAAAACTTACTACCTGATATATAAGTAACTTATCAAAACATAGAAAAGGACTAAAATAATATGAGCGAATTTCATTCTGTGCTGTTGGCATCACTTCTACTATTTGTGTTGTGTGGTGTTGTGGCATTGGTGAACTAATAGACAGCGTCATCTCTATACAACTGAAGTCATCTCTATACAACTGAAAAACACAAGGAAAAACAACTATGAAAACTTTTACTCGTATGGCTGCCCAGGGCGATTTCATCATTCTGCGGATTAATGATATTCCCGCAAATGTCGAGCGCCTCGCACCAAATGACCGTAACCACATTGTGGTTGCACATTCCGAAACCGGTCATGACCACGTGATGGTTGCCGACCGTGTAACCGCCTACAAGACTACTGGTACCAAGGACGTTGATCTTTATGAGATGTTCCTCTCCGTTGAGGCTCCTACAGAGATCAATCATCTTCGTACCTTTGATACCCACGAGACTCTTCTGGTTCCTCCTGGTAACTATACTGTTCGCCGCCAGCGTGAATATGTTGCCGAGGGTTTCCGTCGGGCTCAGGACTAATCTTTCTTACTCTGTGAATCCATAAAAGGGAATTATATTATGAAGAAGATCGACAAGCTTACTGCAGAACAGACCGCTCAGCTCGAGGTGTATCGTGACAAGTGGATCAAGATCGGTCTTTCCACCGACCGAGTTGATCCAGATGCAGCTAAGGCTGCTGTAGAACTTCTGTATAAGTGCGGTGGTCTTAACGCACCTGATGAGATCGTGTTTGCTAACGGTCCTCTGCATGCTAAGAAGCTTCTAGGTAGCCGATCGGTTACGGAGAGTTGTGTATACGGCTCTCATGAGGCCGCTTGGCTTTCCTTTTATGACTTCATGCAGAATGAAGTTGGTATTGACCTTGATGGTAAGCTTGATGGTCTCTGGGCTGTTGCCAAAACTTGTGGTTGGGTATCCTGCTACGATACTCTTGCAGTAGTGCAGGATCGCCCAGTCCATATCAAGATGGATGAGGACAACCGACTCCATTGTGAAACTGGTCCTGCCATTCTATATGCCGATGGTTTTGCTGTCTATGCTTGGCATGGCGTTCGAATTCCTTCCGAATGGATTGAGGATAAGACTAGTCTGACTGCTCAGAAGGCTCTTACCTGGGAAAACATGGAGCAGCGTCGAGCCGCTTGTGAAATCCTTGGTTGGGTCAATATCCTTGGTGCACTAAACGCCAAGGTAATTGATGAGGATGAAGATCCCCAGATTGGTACTCTTCTGGAGGTTGATATTCCCGAGATTGGTCGGGAGAAGTTCCTCAAGGTTCTTTGCGGTACTGGTCGTGAGTTTGCCATTCCGGTCCCACCGGATATGACTACAGCACTTGGTGCTAATGCATGGACCTACGATATTGATCCTGATCTTCTTAAGACACTTGAGGTCCGGACCTAAAAAGTCCGGACTACCTTTATGAATGGGATTATGGATCAAGTTTGGGATCAAGTCTATGGTCAAATCCGGCGTCAAGTCTATGATCAAGTCTTGCGCCAAGTCGAAGATCAAATCAGACTTCAAGTTTGGAATCAAGTTTGGGATCAAGTCTATCGTCAAGTTTATGATCAAGTCATAAATTCAAATGAATAAAAAAGTTTATAATCAAGTCAAGTTAGAGAACAAATGAAAAAAGATGTATTTACTCGATCCATAAACTTGATAAGTTATAGAATTTATGATCAAATTATAGCACAAATAGAAGATCAAATCTATTCTAAAATTTTAGAAGATAATCTGTGATACAAATGCGTAAAGTTTCCACTCAATGTCTTGATAAATTCTATATACAACTCTGGCATCAAGTTTGTATTAAAATTGACAATGAATCCGTAAATTATATTTGGGAACAATCTAGTATTTTTAGTATAGTCTGGGATCAAGTTCAGATGCCTATCAAGGATCAATTGACTGAATTAAATTAAGGAATAAAAATGGATAATATTCAAATCACACTATCTTATAATCGCTTTCCTGAAAATCAAAATCCAAATACTGTAATGGGTGAATCATATCAACATACTTTTACCATTACTGATGAAGCCACTTATTTTTCTGTTTTAGAAAAAGTTGAAGTGATGCTTAAGAGTCTAGGTTATGAGTTCAATGGTCATCTAGAATTTAGTGGTCTGGTAACTGATGATGCCGTTCAGAGTGATAATGTTGTAGTTCTTCGCCCTGAGGAATAAGTACTATAAACCATATTAGCGTCAAGTCAAAGATCAAAACCTATGAAACAAGTCTGGGAACAAATTTGTGGTCAAATTTGGGAACATGTCTGGGATCAAGTAGAAAATCAAATCAGTGATCAAGTCAGGAGTCAAGTATGGGGTCAAGTCAGACTTCAAGTCAGAAGTCAAATCTGGGATCAAGTAGAAGATCAAGCCCTATGAATTATGTTCAAGATCAAGTTGTGAGCTTTGTTAGGGGTCAAGTCTGGACTAAAATTATGAAACAAGTCATGGTTCAAATCGAGAGACAAACCCGAAATCAGGTCGTGGATCCAGTCTGGGATCAAGTCTCGGATCAAGTCCGCCGTCAAGTCCGAAGTCAAGTACTGAATCCATGAATAGTATTCGAGATAAGATCTTAGCTAATATTTGGCATCAAGTTTATAATAAGGTTTATTATCAAGTTAGTAATCAAATTTGGGATAAAACTACCGATCAAGTTTTGGATAAAGTTTATTCTGAAGTAACGATTGAAACTAGGATTCAAGTCAAGGATCAAATATGGGACATGTCATGAACCAAGTCAGGGGTCAAGTCTGGAATCAAATCAGATTTCAAGTATGGGATCAAATCTGGGATCAAATAGAAGATCAAGTCCGGAATCAAATCTGGGATCAAGTAGAAGATCAAGTCAGATTTCAAGTCTGTGATCAAGTCAGATTTCAAGTCTGTGATCAAGTCTGTGATGAATTCTATGTTCAAACCCGAAATTAAATTATGGGTAAATTATGAAAACTGTTATTTCAGATATTCGTAGTTGTCAATATTCACACGCTTTTAATAAAGTTCAAGATACTACTTCTGCAGATACCCAAAATAAAGTTGCAATGCTTATTTGGGATAAAGTTTTCATCTCTACTTTATATAAGTATATTAGCACATTTGACGAAGATTTAGGAAATTAATATGGCACGTGCTGCAGCAACACCAAAGTCCTTAAAGGTAAAAAAGTCTGTCAAAGTCAAGACGACTAGGACAGAGCAATATCTGATTAATATCAAGTATATGGGTGAAGAACCAACTTTTTCTACTGATAGGCAATTAACTGACCAAGAGTACAGTTCTGCTTTATCTTGGTATAATTACATGTGTTCTAGATCTGATTCACGTGAATATCTAGAAACCTATCTAAAGAATACCAATCGACTGATTGATCTTAAAAATTTAAAGTCGGTACCGGATAACAAGTTTATTGAGCATGCCGGTTGGATTGCTCGTATGCTTTCTCGTGGCGTACCGCTTACCAAGCGTTCATATAATCATATGAACCTCAAGCTGGTAGAAATGCTCAAGCACTCTACTGGGAAAGAGGAAAAGGTTGAGACTAAAAAAGTAATTAATATCCAAGATCGCATCAAAGAAAAAGTGTCAAACTTCATTGGTCTATTTGATGAAGAAATTGATAAGTGTGGATATACAATTTCAATGTATGAAATGCTTGAAAAGCATGAAATTCAACCTACCCTAGCCAATCGAGTAGCAGAATTTTTCAAACCTATTGCTGATGAAGCGCAGGAACTCCTTAAAAAAGATTGCAATCCTCAACTCAAAGAGGGTTTCAATCATCTAACCAAGGAACAGATCAAGCAAAGGGCTGCTTTTTATAGATCCATTTTGGATGATTGTGATCGTTATGCAGGCAACGTCAAGAAGCAAAAGCAACAACGCACCCCGAAGCCCATGACAGCAGAAAAGAAATTAAAGCATTTTAAATTTATGCGTGAAAGCAAAGAACACAAGCTAGTTTCCATCAATCCAGAAAAAGTCCTTGGTTGTCAAGAACTATGGGCATTCAATATTAAGTATAATACACTCACAAGGTTTATTGCGCTTGATCGTGGTGGATTAGATGTTGACAGAATGACTATTACCAAGTATAATGGTGATACCAAAACATATAAACTTACATCAAAGAAAGTCAAGGATACACTTGAAACCATCCTGTCTGGTGGTAAAAGGGTTTTATCCAAAACACTTGCAGAACTCAAAGAGTTTCCTATTCTGCAGGAACGTATCAATGAAAATGTAATTCTACTGAAGGTGGTATAATGCAAATCGAAGTCAAAAAGCCTCTAGATGCTCCAATCGGAAAAGCAGAGATGGTGAAAACTCCATGGGGTACTGAAGAATTGGCTCAAGTATTTAAAGTGATTGATTATATCAGTGGCGATATTAAGTATGCTGTAATTAATAATCCTGTTGGCAACTTTAAAGTTCGTTGTAGTGCATTTAGAGTCCGATAAATATATTGACATTTTTAAGATATAGGATATATTATGAAGGTAAATATCGGACCACATATTGGATACCTTACCCCTTTTCATATAGCAGAAAAGATCCTCTTTTGGAAAGATAAGTATAAACCAAACGAAACCAATCCATTAGATGTGCACAAAGATTATGATGATATTCATAACTTTGGATTGCTTTTGGAAAAGATTCCAGGGTTATTAAAACTATGTGAATGGTATAGTAATCGAGTTCGTAAAGTCAATGTACGGGTTGATCCATATGATACATGGTCAGCCGATAATACTATTGCACTGTTAGTTGTTCCAATTTTAAAGCAGCTAAAAGAAAATAAACACAGTGCAGGTGGCGTTGATGATGTAGATGTTCCAGAAGAACTAAAGTCAACCAGTGCTAAACCATTGACTGAAGAAGAAAAGAATTCCGGATCAGTTGACGATAATTACTTCAAGCGATGGGATTGGGTTCTAGATGAAATGATCTGGGCTTTTGAACAAAGCACTTTTGATTGGGAAGCTGAATATTACTCTGGAAAATCTGATATTCAATTTGAAAAGACGGATGGTGGGTTATCTAAAATGATCCAGGGGCCTAATCATACATTTAAAGTAAATCGTGAAGGTGTATTGCAACATCAAGAACGAATGTATAAGGGGAGGATGCTTTTTGCAAAGTATTATGAATCTCTATGGTCATGAATTATTCAACGTATAGTGTGGAGTTTTCCAAATGCAAGATGGATCTAGCAACAATGCACAATGGGCCACACGAAAAAAGCCCAAACGTGACATTACCCTCGGAACACTTTGGTTTGTCATCAGTTTATACTGCATCATTCCACTTATTCAAATCTTATCCGCTCCCCTTACCGGATTTATGTCATTTGTTTTCTGCATAATGTGTTTTTTAAGTGCTAAATTTTGGATTGATAAGGCTAAGAAATGTTGGTTCCCGACATAGAAAAAAAGCTTTTAGAAATTGAAATAGGTATGCTAAGGAGTGCTTTTAGAATAAATTTTCTTAGGCATGGGTATTCAGGCACAGAAATTGATGAGATGCTTGATAATATTAATAGAAGAGCCAAGGGAACCTTAGAAAATGATTTTGAATAAAATGAATAACTTTAATATTGAAATTGAAGTTCTTATTAGTGAAAAGAAGATCAACTACATTGATGCTGTTGTGATGTGGTGCGAAGACAATAATATTGAAGTTGAATATGCAGCAGATTTAATTAAAAAAGATATGGTTTTACATTCCAAAATTAAAGCGGATGCTGAGAGTCTTAATATTCTAAAAAGAACAGCGCAACTTCCAGTATGACACCGTATGAGTGCTATGTTGACTATTTAGCGCTTAAAAGACATTTTACCACAGAGTCATATGATTATTTTAAATATAATGGTAAAGTTAGTGCTAAAAGAGATACATTTGAAAAGCGAAAAGATAAATTCTTCTTTGAAAAACTTTCAAAACACCGTGACCCACACGGTGTTATACTTGCTAATCTATTAAAATCCAAAGATATATGGATAAAAGAATTAGTTAGTGATAAGGCACAAGAAAACTATAACTTATGGATCAAAAAAACACAATCAATAACAAGACTTGTTGAATCTGAGCTTTGGTTGTTGGATGATAATTTTGATTCAAACTTTAAAGTAGTTTCAGGTAATCATCCTCCATTACTAAAACTATTTTTATCGGATAAACTTTCATTAGAAAGTCTTATTATTTTAACTACAATTTCTGGATGCATTCCACATTGGTGCAAAAAAATGAAGGATGATTTTATCTGGGATGATGTAAACAAAAAGATAATTAAGACCAAACCGTTTATTCATTACGATGTTGAGAAAATAAAGAAAATATGCCTTGACAGATTCTCTACTTCGTGATAAATAAGTATAGAGGTAAGACCCTCTGTAAAAATATACAAATATACTATACATACAAAATATAAGGAATATATAAATGGACTTTTCTGCACTAAAAAAGACTTCTGGTAAAAGCTCACTAGAAAAGCTTACACAGGAACTTGC